TGCTTTATATCCCCAGTCAACAAAAGTTACTAATCCACTAAGAATTTTACCACCCCAGTTAATAATAAAATCAGCAGTGGCAGCCAACATCTTAACGATTGGCATCAATTTAGGTATAAGAGGTAATAATTGAAGTGCTAACCACCCAAAAAGAACTGTACCGATAAATTTCTTTATGTTACCCCAGAAACTTTTAATTTTACCTGGTATTGGTAATTTTATTCCTTTTCCTTTAGTCTTAGGAGCCTCTACCTCATCTTCTTGTTTAGCTCTGTCTTCTTGTTCTTGTTGTTTTCTCTTCTCATCTGCTGCCCTCTTTTCCGCAGCAAGAGTTCCTTTTAGTAAATCCTCTATCTTTATTACCTTTGTTTTTATAACCAACATGGGATCTTCTTGTTTCCCACCTATCTTTGCAAGAGAAGAACTTTGTTTTTTAAGTGGTGCTAAGTTAGCTTTAGGACGGACTGCTAATGATCCTCCCTTTCCTCCTTGTGGTAAAAATTTTTGAGTGTTTATTGCCATTATATACTAATCCCCAATACTTCCATCTTGTGAGATGATCGAATCACTGTCGCATCAAATGGTGGTATCTCACGATTACCTCCTGCTGGTAGTTGTGCTTGAGAAGCATCTACTTCCTCTGTGCCTGGTTGATTAACAACAGTTACCTTTGGTTTAGTAATAGGTGGTGAAATTTCTGGAATCTTTTTTGTTGAACCATTTTTAACTAATTTCTTAAGTTGTTCTCCAGTAAATTTAACACTACCTCCACCTTGGAATCCCTGAACTAAACCGCCACCCCTATATCCAGCAGACTTTTTAGCACTCATGGATATACTATCACCCATATCACCAAGAACCTGTTCTGCTGAACCTGGAACCAATCTATTGATACTATTTTGTATGAAGTCGGGTCCTGCCATACCATTTACTTGCATCGTCTCCAATGAATTCAGTTTATCAATTACATCTTGAGGTGCTCCATCCTCAATCAATTGTTCCCGTGTCATTGAAATTCCTTTAAGCATTTCATCCTTACCCATCTTACCAAAATTAGGAACAACTGATCCATCATATAATTCCATAGAAGGAATTCCCATCTCTTTATACTGTGCGTGTCTTTCTTCTGGTGTTGCCTGTGTTACGTTCATACTCCAACCAGACTCACCAAAAGTACCAGTAGTCTGAACGTTCTGCATTATTTTTTCCTTATTACTCATTCCTTCGGCAAACCCACCTTCATTATATCCACCTCTAATAGTTGGTCTATTGGTTCCACCAGCAGCAGCATTCATACCTTCTAAAGCACTCACTCCATACTTCTGAACTGCTCCTTTACTCATCACAAACTCACCAGGAGTAAGCATGGCAGGAACTGTATCAGTATTACCAGTTCCTGGAATTGGTCCACCTTTATTCATTGATAGAACACCCATATCCTGAGCTTCTTTTGCGTTTTCTCCTTCTTCTGGTAATACTGATTTACCACGTCTCGACATCATATAAGCTCCAGCACCTACAGCAACAACTCCTGCAGCTGCTAATCCCCATGGTCCCATTGCTGCTGCTGCCTTAATAAGAGCAGGAATAACTTTTGCTACAAGTTTTGCACCCAATACCACTAATTTTCCAGTAAGTCCGATAACAAATTTACTTAAACCATTTCCAAATACCAAATATGCTGCCAATAATGCAGGCCACCAATCTCCTAAGAACTTAAAAATACTATCAATTTTACCAGCATTCTTAGGATCTGATGTCCATTCTAAAATATTCATCAACACTCTTCCTAATATAATCTTCTTTATAAAACCTATTATATTCTCCCATACACTCTTAAAAGGTTTAAGAACGGTATTGGTTGCCTTCTTTACTCCATCAAATACTTTACCACTACCTTCTAATAGTCTCTCCTTTAATGATCTACGTTTCTTCTCTGCCTCTTGTTTTGCATCCTTTGCATTCTCTTCTTGTAATTTATATTGTTCTCCCAATAATGCTTCTATGGCAACAACCTTTTCTTTAATTACTAAAAGATCTCCACCACCTTCAGTTTGTGCCTTTGCCTCTTTTGATGAAGTAAGTAATTTTTGAGCAGATATGTTTTTCTTCTTTAATGTAAACTTCATTCCCTTACTAGGAGATGCTGCCTTTCTTCCCTTTCTTACTCTTACAACTTCTTCTCTTAATATTGTTGATCTTCCATCACCTTTACCTTTAGTGGCAGATTCAATAGCTGCAGCACCTTCCATTAAAGCACTTAAATAGTTCTCTTCTGAAGAAAGATTATCCAAATCTATCCCCAAATCTAAAAGTATTTTTACAGGACTAGTACTAGTAGCTGCCATTACCTTGTTGTTGTTGCTTTAATCTTTCCTCTTCTAGGTGTTGTTGAAGAAGCCCCACGTAGATGTCCCGTTCCCAAGGCATCATATTTTCTATCTCTGTCAAGCTATATTTATGGTACTGCATCAAGGCAAAATTCAGTTTGAAGTAACTCTCCAAACTCATATGCAGTAGGGCTATGCGAAAAAACTTGCCAGTCCCTCCATTACTACTTCACTTTCAACCTTTGTTTTGGGATTAGTAACTTTAACTGTATGAGATAATTTAGGCATAGTCTCAAAGAAAGATTCAATCTTCTTAAACTGAGTAGAATTCATTGATTCAAGGAATTCCCTAACTTCTTTCTTGGTACAATCTGCAGTTGCCCATACTTCCTCTTCATTATAAATTTTATCAATACATGTAGCAATCAATTCAAATGATTGATCCATTGCATTCTTATCATTAAAATCAAAATTGCTCTTAATAAACTGATCTAATGAAGGATACTTAAGTTCCATCATCAAACTATTATCCAATTTAATTTTATTTGTATGATTCTCATCTTTTTGAACTTGAATATCATCCAAATAAATCGTTACTGGAACTTCAGTTTCACCATCATCAGGGCAAATAATATTAACTTCAAGATCCTCTCCAACAGATTTACCCCTAATATTAAGGAATAAGTATTCGATATCAAATGTAGGAAGATTTTCTACTTTAATTCCTTTAGTAAGAACACAATTCTTAAGAACTGCTTTGATAGCAGTTGTAATTTGTTTATTATCTTCACTCTCTAAAGCAATTACAAGAACCTTCTCCTCTTTTACGAGAAAAGGTCTATATTTTACTGACCCACCTGTGGAGGGTAACTCCAACTCATAGGTCGGAGTAGCAATTTTTGGTAAAGGCATAATCTATAATATTCAGATCGTATATTTATATATAAGGGTTTTAGAGAGAATCTCTAATTGCTTGATTGGCAAGTCCACCAGCAATATCACCAAGAAGATCACTTCCTGTTACTCTATCAACCACATTATCAACCAATCCACCTCCAAGATTACCCAAAAATCCACCAAGATTAAACTGAGATTGTTGGAATGGATTTGATGATGGATATGCACTCTGAACATATAATTTTCTTACAACATACCTAACATAACTCATCGATACTGTACATTTCAATAGAGAAGATCCATCATATGAAACAGGCATTGAAGATATGGCAAGAGGAAAGGATCTAACAAATTCATATGTTAATGGATTTAAATGATCTCTTTCAAATTTTGTAACTTTCAATCCTTGACCAGCAATATATTGATCAGGATATCTCATTCTATAAAAATAATTCTCCGACATTAATTGCCGTTCATTATCTCTCTCAGAAATTTGTCTTCCATTAGTAATATAGGCAATCCACTCCTCAAAAAATTTAATTGGTTGATATAATCCAGCATCAACATAAAAAGTTAAATCTATCCTATCATCAAATATTCTTCTATGAACATGTTTCTCTGTTACACCTGTGCGATCATTACTAATATCAAATGTTGCTAAATTAGATCCAGGCAAAGATGCTTCTGAACACATCAATTGGATTTTATCTTGTTTACCAATACCCCTCCATTTGCCAAGAGCACCAATAATAGGTATCTCCACTTCAAAATGAGAAGTAGTTGCTGGCCTTAACAGATTAGCTTTGATGTTAGATACGGTTCTTACGGAGGGCATTTATAAATACTTTTTGACCTTATATATTATGTATATGAGATAATGGCAGAAAGTATTAAAAGTCTATTCAAACCTACGAAACCCAAGAAATACAAGGGTGATGTAACTAATATTATTTGTCGTAGTTCATGGGAAAGACGATTTTGTAATTGGTGTGATCTGAATGAGAATATTACAGAATGGGGAAGTGAAGAATTTTGGATCCCATACTATGCTCCTGATGGTAGAGTCCGTAGATACTTCCCAGATTTTATAATCAAAGTAAAGGAAAATACTGGTAAATTAAAAACTTACGTAATTGAGGTAAAACCCCTCAAACAAACCAAAGCACCAAAACAAAGAAAAAGAGTGACTAAATCCTATCTCTACGAATGTCAGACATATGCTGTAAATCAAGCAAAATGGAAAGCAGCAGATGAATGGTGTAAGGACAGAAAGATTGAATTTAAGATTATAACTGAAAAAGAACTAGGTATAAGATAATGACAGATTCATTCGGATTTAATGGTAATGATGAAGATGAAGAAAGGTATGCTAATCGCATAGAACCAATAAAAGAAGATTTAGCAGCAGCAGTTAATAATCCTGAAGAAATGATGATGATTATTATGCAAGCACTTAATGATACTGTAACTCCTATACCTGAAGTGGGACAATTCTATACCTTTGTATACAATGCAAAAACTCCTGATATTACCTATGACCAACATCCACTAATTGCTTGTACTGATTTACAAGCATGGGGATTTAAAGGACTCAATTATCATTGGAGACAATCTCGTAATTATACTTGGGAAGAATTGGCAGGACAACTGTATATTGTGCAATATAATGAACTAGATGACCTTCTCAACTTTCCTTATGGAAAATTCATACTAAATAAATAAAAGATCTGTATATTAAATGGCAACAAAAGAAGGCTATTATGGGAGTGATGATACATCCAATACTTTTAAAGGTAATGGTACAAATTGGTTTACGCTTGTTAATAAGAAAGAAGGAGATATTGATTTATATGAAGATGTATTAGAAGATGATAAAAGAGCAGGAACTATTTTTTCAGAATCAGGAAAATTAGAATTTAATCCTAACTGGTTTGATCAAGATTTAAAGCATAAAGCATTTATCAATGACAATATAAAATTAGTAAAAACTGCAGCATCTGAAACAATAAAGAAAGGATTATTAGCAGCAGATTCTACTCTAAGTCCAGAAGCAGCAGGAAACAAATCAAAGAATTTAACAAAGTCAAATAAAGCAGATGAAGGAGGAACTGATAATAAAAATGCCCTAAGTAATCCCTCTAGTGTTCCACTTAAACTTGATGCAAAATCTGAACCAGGAACAAGAGAATCTAATTTTGGTATTCATGTATTTCCAACCACATTAAGAACAGGAAGAGATGGACAAGACTTCTTAAAAATTGATATGATGGCATTTAAGGCATCTGATTTAAGAAAAACAGGTGCAGGAAAGAAATTATCAACTGTAAGTGATAGAGATCCTAATAGACAATCTATAGGAACTGTTATTCTTCCAGTACCAGGAGGAATTCAAGATAGTCAACAAGTTACATGGAATCAAGATACAATCAATCCAATGCAATTAGCATTGTCAAATATTGCTTTAAGTGCTATTGAAAAGGGTCTAAAAGAAGGAGTAACAGATGCAACAGATATAGCAAAAACAGCTCTAGGAAGTCCTGATACAAAAACAGCACTAGGAAAATATATCGCAGGGCAAGCATCAGGAGCACAGAATTTATTGACAAGAACAACTGGTGCGATAATGAACCCTAATATGGAATTATTGTTTAATTCACCACAAATAAGAAACTTTAGTTTTGCTTTTACACTTGCTCCAAGAAGTAGAGAAGAAGCAAAAACTGTCATTAAAATCATCAGATTCTTTAAACAAGGAATGGCTCCAATTAGAAGTAAATCACGTTTATTCCTAAAATCTCCACATACCTTCAGACTTGCTTATAAACGTAATGGATCTGAAAGTAGTGGATTTGGAGTAAATGATCATCCTTACTTAAATAAATTTAAAGAATGTGCTATGGGTTCATTTACTGTTAATTACACTCCAAATGGTGCTTACTCAACATATGAAGATGGTGTAATGACTGCTTATCAAATAAACATGAATTTCCAAGAGATGAATCCAATATATAATGATGATTATGGTAGTAGTGGACCACTTCCCGCTGAAATAGGTTTCTAAAATGTCAAGTTATTTCGATCTTATTCCCGATTTTGACTATGTTAGCAGATTACCTGATGCTAAAATATCCGATTATATTCGTGTCAAAAATTTCTTTAGAAGAGCAACTCTAAGAGAAGATATTTTCCAAGATCTAACCTTCTTTACCAAGTATTCGGTTGAAGGCGATGATAGACCTGATAATGTGTCACATAAGGTATATGAGAATTCTAGTTTAGACTGGGTTATTCTCCTTGCAAACAATATAACTCATATTCCAACAGAATGGCCAATGCCACAAAATGACTTTGATAGGTTTTTATTAGATAAGTACGATAACTACGATACCATATATAATGGAGTTCATCATCATGAGACGGTTGAAGTAAAAGACAGTAATGACGTAACTATCGTTCCAGCAGGTTTAGAGGTAAGTTCTGATTTTAATCAAACCTACTATGATTACTATGTAAGTGGAATGGTAACTGCATCCAATATTACCAGACCAGTGACAAACTATGAATATGAAGAAAAACTAGAAAATAAGAAAAGAGAGATATTCGTATTAAAACAAGAATACCTCACAGTCATCATAGACGACATAGAAGATCTCATGCCATATAAAAAAGGTTCCACTGAGTACCTCAATGGAAACCTTAAAAAAGCTGAAAATATCAGACTATATCAATAATCAAAAAACTAATAGGGGAAAAAAATACCAGAGATTTTTTTGCGCCTTTTTTGGAATAAAAAGTCGAATTTCCCCTGAGAGAATCACTCCTCTGCTAACTTTTGAAAGTAAGAGAGTGCATCATCCTCATCTGAACTAGCAGATGCTACAGCAGCAGTCACAGTCTCCTGTGCCTTACGAGAATTGAAGTCTGGTGTATAAGAACCACGAGA